TCCGTAACGCCTCTGCCACGCGCGTAACGTGACAGGGATTAAGGGTAAACTAATTGATTTTGCAAGTTTTTATTTTACCCTGCTTTCTTATGGGGCATACATGGGACACTTTCAGATAGTCTTTTGTTAAGGAGTTCTATCTGTTCGTGATTGTTGTCTTTCATCCATGCTCCGTAAACATTGAATACCATTTGTGCGTTTGTGTGGCCCATCTGGCTTGCGATAAAACTAGGATTAGCTCCTGCGGCAAGTGACCAGCATGCATAAGTATGCCTGGATTGGTACGATTTTCTGTGTCTCAGACCTGCGCGTTTTAAGATACTTGTCCATGACTCCCTGATGGAGTCAACCTTGTAGTGAGGTCCGGACAACTGCTGCTGTTTTGTTACCTGAGGACTAAAAACAAAAGTGCATTTATGCACAGCAGTTCTCCCATATTCCCTCTGCTTCACCTCTACAGAATGTTGCTTTCCAAGCATGGTCATTTCCGCCTGGCTTTTAAGAGCATCAATAGCTGGTTGAACCAGATGAATTGTCCTTCCGGTGCCTGCATCGGTTTTTGGTGGAGTGAATTCGCCAAGTTTTGTATAATTTCTACGGATGGTTATAGTCCTTGCTTTAAGGTCTATATCTTCCCATGCCAGCGATACCAACTCCCCGTGACGAATACCCGTGTATACAGCGAGAATCCACAGGTTTTTTGTTTGTTGATGACGGCAAGCCTCAATAAAACGAATAAATTCGTCACGGGTGAGAGGATCTGGTTTTACCTTGGACTTTTTTAAGGGAGCCAGACCGTTAAATGGGTTTCCTGAGGTATAACCATTATCTGTTGCAAATTGAAACATTCCAGCTATGGTTGTCATATAGTAGTTTACCGTGACCACTGAGCGCCCTTTTATGGAAGAAGTCTTTCCATTAGAAAGCTTTTGGTAACCGGTCAACAAATCTCTCCTTACGAAAAGTAAATCCTCTTTTGTTATGGATGAAACCAGTTTTTTTTCACCTAACATTGGTAACATGTTTTTAATTACTGACTGGTAACGGTTAAGTGCATTCGCACAAATCTCAATTTTCTTAAGGTCCAACCATTTTTCCGAAAGTGCCTTAACGGTTATCTCTCTTTTTCCCAGACCAAAGTGTTTCAGGTTAGGGGAATTAGGGAACTGCGCGGCGTAGTCGAAACTCCCCATTCTGATTGCAAAACAAACGGAAGTGCGAAGTTCACCAGCGATCTTCCGGTTTTTGGCTGTGTCAGGAACACCGAGGTTTTCTCTGACACGTTTGCCATTATAGTGAAACCATATACGGAGTGATCCGCCATGGTTTTCAACGCCTGTCGGGTATGATGCGTTACTCATTAAACCTCCCAGACGTCCAGGAGCATTAACAGGTTAACCGGAACTTGCATTTTTGGCACCTGGTTGTTTCTGGTTTTCGATCCATCGCATAATTTCTTCGATGTTGTACAGGCATTCACTGTAATGCCCAGGATCACCTTCTACAGCGTAATGGCGGTATTCTTTTCCCTGCATCCATGACTTTCTTCTGGCCCGCTCGATGGTGCCGGGCTTTAGCCCTGTTGATGCAATAAGGACTCTCTCCGTACACCATTTGCTGGGGGTTATCTGATAGATGATTGTCTGCATGCCAACCTCATAAAACTTTCATCCACGGCAGTGGCACCACACGTCAAACATTCGTTTCACAACTTCACGGCAGTAGAAGCCGTCGACATCACGGGTCAGGTCGTAGCGATTGCCGAATGTCTTGCGAACCCAGAACTCAAAAGCCGTATGCATGTATCACCTCCGTTGCATTGCGCGTAATTTTTTCAGGCGCATTTCCTGCTCAGTGCCCGCCAGAATTTTGCGGTACTCCTGTTGGTCAATATGTTCGAACAGGTTGTTGAACTCACCAATGCGTACCCGTCCGGAGCGCCCGTCCATGCGTCGAAAGAACACTGAGTGCTGAGTACTGCGAGTAATCACCACAGGGTATCCGGCTCTGTCCGTGTATATCTGACCACGTTGAATCAGAGCGAACATTCCTTTATCCCCAGCGGAAAAGCGAATACAGAATAAATGCCACCGCTATTGCAACTCCAACTGCGGTGAATGCTTCAGGCCAATTCATCATTTCACCTCCTGCGGCGGCTCCGGTAGCGGCATCCAGTGGGTTACTTTCGATGCCGGTTCTTCCCCATTGTCAGTAACTGCCCACCATTTGTTTCTCGAACAATCGTAATACCCTTCGAAGGTATCGCACTCAGTCCAGCCGTAAGACTTCCCCCAACACCAAACATACTGTTTATCGTTCGGCATTCGCTCACTACAGCTTATCCAACCATCCGGAGTTACCGGAGAGTTGCCAGCCTTGCGCATGGCAATCTCCATGATTTCAACCATATCTCCTGGTGGAATTTTACAATGCTGACCAATATGCCTCTGCTGCCTGGCATATTCGAGGATGTGCTCCAGCTTGATACGATTAATCATGATTTATCTCCCTGAAGCATGGCTTCGCGGCAGTCGTTCCAGCCTTCAGCATAATCACTATACGCAAGAGGCCAACCGTTTCTGTATTCACGCGGCAACTTATCAGGCACTACCAGCGCTGGCGGCGCGGAGAATAGTGGTTTAGGTGATATTTCCGCACGTTTTGCGTATGCTTCAACTGTGTCAGGGTTAAACAGGATTATGTTTTCACCGCATTCCCACGCTATCGGTTCTGCTTCCAGCGATGCCAGTGCAATTTCATAAGCACGGCGCTCAATATTGTCTCGAACGTCCAAGCTGCCTATGCGCTCTTTGATTTCTTTAATCAGTTCTTTGTCGGTAATAGTGGTCATGCCGCGTTTCCTTCTTTCTTATTAACAATTACACCGTCATATATTTCATTAAGGTGCCCTCTCAACTCCATGCGCCTTAATGCAGACAACATGTAATCGCATTCAACCTGCTTATTTCCAGTAAATGGCTTATCGTCAGGATTACCCCAACAGCAATTACCCTTGGGCCACCCATGTACTTTCCGTACTCTTCCGTTAACAACGTGAAGTAATCCCCAGCCAGGTGGTAAATCCTCAATTGAAATAATTCCCGGCTCACTAATAAAGAATCGCCAGTCGCCCATTCCAAGAGACGGATTTTTACGAAAACGCTTTTTTCTATCTGCCAACAAGTCAGCACGAGAACATTTCGCCAGTCAGGCATGATGCTGAATTTCTGAATCCCATAGCATCTGGCTGTTCTCCGGTACTGGTTACAGCTATAAAGCGGTCATGAAAACAAACCTTGAAACCGTTGCGCTTAAGGAACTTGTACGCAATCTGACAGAGTTCGCGGTGTGTTAACGCCATATCACTCTCCTTTGATGCGAATGCCAGCAAGCCAGTTTCTTATGCCGATATATTCAGCGTTCCTGAAACCGCTTTTTACATATATAAATGGCAAGCGAAGATTGTGACCATTGACTGCCAGGTAGTCTTTACAACCCTGTTCGGTGAAACAGCAGGTAACGAATTCATCAATATCTTTCACAGCAACGCGCCGCCATTTTTCTGGTGGCTCTCGAAAGTTTTCATGAAGTAGCTCGAGACGACGACTATGGCGTTTATTGGCTTCATTGCCATCTTCGTCAACCCAGACAATCCGGTCATGGTCATAATCAGCATCAACAGCGATTTCGCGCTTTTGATACACACAAAACATGGGATCTGACGTTATTCGATTGTCCTGTGTTCGAATATTTTCACCGATGATGCCAAACGAATCTGGTGCAGATTTTGTCTGCATCTCTTCGATACGTTCAGCCATCGCAGCACACTCTTCAAAGTTGCTTAATGCTTTTCGCTCCCATTCGGCGCATTGTTTTTCCAGTTCTGCTATGCGCTTACTTCCATCCGCGATTACTCCCTCGTAATATTCACGCTGCTCGTTGAGTTTTGATTTTGCTGCTTCAAGCTCAACACGCAGCTTCCCAACCGTAAGCGCAATCTCCTCGTTCTCCTGGTCGCGGCGTTTGATGTATTGCTGGTTTCTTTCCCGTTCATCCAGAAGCGCCAGCGCAACATTTGGATTAAAGGCAGCAATAAATTCAGCGTTTGCATAAGCCTGAACATCTGTTTCAACCAGGCAGTTAACATGACATTCCGCAATCACACCACCGGGTTCTCCTTTCCATTTTTGGCAAACAAAAACTCCTGTTAAATTGCCGTGCTGGTTAACAGATGTATGCCCTACGATGTAGCTTCCTTTAGTTGCTTTCTCTGCCTTTTCACGCAGTGCCTGATAATTAATTTCGCTCACTTCGAACCTCTCTGTTTACTGATAAGCTCCAGATCCTCCTGGCAACTTGCACAAGTCCGACAACCCTGAACTGCCAGGCGTCTTCGTTCATCTATCGGATCGCCACACTCACAACAATGAGTTGCGGATACAGTCTGGTAGTTCAGGCGACGCATTTTTATTGCTGTATTGCGCTGTAATTCTTCAATTTCTGATGCTGAATCAATGATGTCTGCCATCTTCCATTAATCCCTGAATTGTTGGTTAATACGCTTGAGGGTGAATGCGAACAATAAAAAAGGAGCCTGTAGCTCCCTGATGATTTTGCTTTTCATGTTCATCGCTCCTTAAAGACGCCGTTTAACATGCCGATCGCCAGACTTAAATGAGTCGGTGTGAATCCCATTAGCGTTACCGTTTCGCGGTGCTTCTTCAGTACGCTACGGCAAATGTCATCGACGTTTTTATCCGGAAACTGCTGTCTGGCTTTTTTGATTTCAGAATTAGCCTGACGGGCAATGCTGCGAAGGGCGTTTTCCTGCTGAGGTGTCATTGAACAAGTCCCATGTCGGCAAGCATAAGCACACAGAATATGAAGCCTGCTGCCAGAAAAATGCATTCTGTTGTTGTCATGCCGGGTCTCTCTCGTTTGCTTCTGCTTTCGCCGCCATCATTTCCAGCTTTTGTGAAAGGGATGTGGCTAACGTATGAAATTCTTCGTCTGTTTCTACTGGTATTGGCACAAACCTGACTCCAATTTGAGCGAGGCTATGTGCCATCCCGATACTCGTTCTTAATTCAACAGGAGATGCTTTGTGCATACAGCCCCTCGTTTATTATTTATCTCTTCAGCCAGCCGCTGTGCTTTCAGTGGATTTCGGATAACAGAAAGGCCGGGAAATACCCAGCCTCGCTTTGTAACGGAGTAGACGAAAGTGATCGTGCCTACCCGGATATTATCGTGAGGATGCTTCATTACCATTGCTCCCCATATACAAAACCAATTTCAGCCAGTGCCTCGTCCATTTTTTCGATGAACTCCGGCACCATCTCGTCAAAACTTGCCATGTACTTTTCATTCCGCTCAATCACGACATAATGCAGGCCTTCACGCTTCATGCGCGGGTCATAGTTGGCAAAGTACCAGGCATCTTTTCGTGTCACCCACATGCTGTACTGCACCTGGGCCATGTAAGCCGATTTTATGGCCTCGAAACCACCGAGCCGGAACTTCATGAAATCCCGGGAGGTAAACGGGCATTTCAGCTCAAGGCCGTTGCCGTCACTGCATAAACCATCGGGAGAGCAGGCGGTGCGCATACTTTCGTCGCGATAGATGATCGGGGATTCAGTAACATTCACGCCGGAAGTGAACTCAAAGAGGGTTCTGGCGTCGTTCTCGTACTGTTTTCCCCAGGCCAGAGCCTTAGCGTTAACTTCCGGAGCCACACCGGTGCAAACCTCAGCCAGCAGGGTGTGGAAGTAGGACATTTTCATGTCAGGCCACTTCTTTCCTGATCGGGGTTTTGCTATTACGTTGTGAATTTCTGAAGCTGTGATGACGCCGAGCCGTAATTTGTGCCACGCATCATCTCCCTGTTCGACAGCTCTCACGTCGATCCCGGTACGCTGCAGGATAATGTCCGGTGTCATGCTGCCACCTTCTGTTCAGTGGCTTTTTGTTTCAGGAATCCAAGAGCTTTTACTGCTTCGGCCTGTGTCAGTTCTGACGATGCACGAATGTCGCGGCGAAATATCTGGGAACAGAGCGGCAATAAGTCGTCATCCCATGTTTTATCCAGGGCGATCAGCAGAGTGTTAATTTCCTGCATGGTTTCATCGTTAACCGGAGTGATGTCGCGTTCCGGCTGACGTTCTGCAGTGTATGCGGTATTTTCGACAATGCGCTCGGCTTCATCCTTGTCATAGATACCAGCAAATCCGAAGGCGAGACGGGCACACTGAATCATGGCTTTATGACGTAACATCCGTTTGGGATGCGACTGCCACGGCCCCGTGATTTCTCTGCCTTCGCGGGTTTTGAATGGTTCGCGGCGGCATTCATCCATCCACTCGGTAACGCAGATCGGATGATTACGGTCCTTGCGGTAAATCCGGCATGTGCAGGATTCATTGTCCTGCTCAAAGTCCATGCCATCAAACTGCTGGTTTTCGTTGATGATGCGGGACCAGCCATCAACGCCCACCACCGGAACGATGCCGTTCTGCTTATCAGGGAAGGCGTAAATTTCTTTCGTCCACGGATTAAGGCCGTACTGGTTGGCGACGATCAACAATGCGATGAACTGCGCATCGCTGGCATCACCTTTAAATGCCGTCTGGCGAAGAGTGGTGATCAGTTCCTGTGGGTCGACAGAATCCATGCCGACACGTTCAGCCAGCTTCCCTGCCAGCGTTGCGAGTGCTGTACTCATCCGTTTTATACCTCTGAATCAATATCAACCTGGTGGTGAGCAATGGTTTCAACCATGTACCGGATGTGTTCTGCCATGCGCTCCTGAAACTCAACATCGTCATCAAACGCACGGGTAATGGCTTTTTTGCTGGCCCCGTGGCGTTGCAAATGATCGATGCATAGCGATTCAAACAGGTGCTGGGGCAGGCCTTTTTCCATGTCGTCTGCCAGTTCTGCCTCTTTCTCTTCACGGGCGATCTGCTGGTAGTAACGCGCCCAGCTCTGAGCCTCAAGACAATCCTGAATGTAATAAGCGTTCATGGCTGAACTCCTGAAAATGGCTGTGAAAATATCGCCCGCGAAATGCCAGGCTGATTAGGAAAACAGGAAATGGGGTTAGTGAATGCTTTTGCTTGATCTCCGTTTCAGCATTAATATCCATTTTTTATAAGCGTCGACAGCTTCACGAAACATCTTTTCATCGCCAATAAAAGTGGCGATAGTGAATTTAGTCTGGATAGCCATAAGTGTTTGATCCATTCTTTGGGACTCCTGGCTGATTAAGTATGTCGATAAGGCGTTTCCATCCGTCACGTAATTTACGGGTGATTCGTTCAAGTAAAGATTCGGAAGGGCAGCCAGCAACAGGCCACCCTGCAATGGCATATTGCATGGTGTGCTCCTTATTTATACATAACGAAAAACGCCTCGAGTGAAGCGTTATTGGTATGCGGTAAAGCCGCACTCAGGCGGCCTTGATAGTCATATCATCTGAATCAAATATTCCTGATGTATCGATATCGGTAATTCTTATTCCTTCGCTACCATCCATTGAAGGCCATCCTTCCTGACCATTTCCATCATTCCAGTCGAACTCACACACAACACCATATGCATTTAAGTCGCTTGAAATTGCTATAAGCAGAGCATGTTGCGCCAGCATGATTAATACAGCATTTAATACAGAGCCGTGTTTATTGAGTCGGTATTCAGAGTCTGACCAGAAATTATTAATCTGGTGAAGTTTTTCCTCTGTCATTACGTCATGGTCGATTTCAATTTCTATTGATGCTTTCCAGTCGTAATCAATGATGTATTTTTTGATGTTTGACATCTGTTCATATCCTCACAGATAAAAAATCGCCCTCACATTGGAGGGCAAAGAAGATTTCCAATAATCAGAACAAGTCGGCTCCTGTTTAGTTACGAGCGACATTGCTCAGTGTATTCACTCGTTGGAATGAATACACAGTGCAGTGTTTATTAGTATGCCTGTCTTTTAACCACATCAGGCTCGGTGGTTCTCGTGTACCCCTACAGCGAGAAATCGGATAAACTCTATTCACCCCTACAGAGAGCAAAAGAGAAACGCCGATGAACAACTCATGGTGGCAGGAACTAATGCATTTTTTCCTGCAAGGAATGACACTTAAACAGTTGATTCATATGCTAATCATCCTGATTATATTGATTATTGTTATGCCTGTAAGCGTAAAAGAATGGATAAACCTGCATAATCCAGAAATCCTTCCTCATTACTGGATGTATTACATCCTGTTGTTTTGCGTTAGCTATGTGCTTAACGGCGTTGTTAATTCCGCTTATCACGCTGTGACTGAAAGAATTGAGATATTCGCTGCTCAGAAGCGCAAATCTAAAGAAGAGAAATACGTGCAAGATTTGTTTGATTCGTTAACTCTTGGAGAAAGAGCGTATTTGGCATTCGCTGTAGCCGCTAATAACCAGCTAAAGACAGAAAAGGGAAGCCCTGAAGCAATCTCATTGCTCGAAAAAGGGCTTCTTATTCGGGTACCTTCTGCTACTGGATATCCTGAAATCGACCGTTTTGTTATCCCGGAACGCTATAGAAATGAGTGCTACATTAGGTTTGCTGGGAAGAAAGACAGTCTTATGGATGAACTTATCGCTCAGGATAAGCATGGCAAAAACAAGTAATTAGCAAATTAATTTATCATCTCGCCGTCAGTTGTTTTGATTTCCGGTAGCCTGCCGCGTAAATGGCTACGTTTGGCAGGCAAATACTTCCACTGCATTCATCTGCCTTCTTGCAGCGAAGGCTTCCGAGTGATGCTGCTTTGTCTGCTCTGACGCAACCAGAGAGCTTTAGCGCAATTTTTCGCGCCAGTGCTTCATTACTGCGTCGCTCGGCAATAAGTTCTGCTCTGCGAGCTTTGTAGCGGCTTTTTGCCGTACCTTTGGATTCTTTCCAGACAATGGTTACCATGATGGTCTCCTTTAAGTGGCTTTGGCGCATGACGCGTCGAGGTGTTTATCTTCTCGATCGCTGTCTTGCAGCTGCAATTCGCGCCATCCCCAAAACCACTCAAGTTCTGGTCTCAACGGTTAGGTTGAGAGTTCGTCGATGTTAAAGAGCCTGCCAATCTGTTCCTTGTGGCGTCTCAGCGTCCTGCTGATGGAAATGATAGTCACATATTGTGATTTAATGGTCAATCACAAAATGTGTAAAATAAAGGTGTGACACGTTATGTGTATGATTTTTTTGTGTAAATAGTTTTACCCGCGATGGTTTTGCTTACTTAAGTCGGTGGCAACAGCAGGATGGGTGCTGAAAAGTTCGAAAAACGAGCGAATGGGGTGGTGGCGAGATGGCGGGATATGGGAGTTGTATTAAGAATTATAGTAATTTAATCAATAGTTTGGACCGGCGGGCAGGTGCTGTCCTGATAGTGATCGGCGGGCAATAAAAAACCCGGCTCGGTGGCCGGATTTGCTAAATTACTGACCTTTCTTAAGGTACAAGTTTATTAGGAAAAATATAGTTGGCATAGCAAGCGAGGCCAAGAGAACCCCGAGCATCCATACTTTTACATCTGCTATCTTGGTTTCCAAAGCGGAAAATTTAGCTTCAAAGTAGTCAACCGATGGTTTCTTAGATAATGAAGCATCAAAATCCAGGCTCTTCTGTAAAAGTACAGCGGTGTCTCTTTTGGCGTCAGTAGAATCAGAAGATATTTTCCGGGTATCCTCTTTAATTCCTGCCATGCTGCTCTTGATGTGCGCAACTTCAGCTTCAAGAACTGCTAATCGCTTATCCATGTCGTCGCCTCCATCATCACTTGTTGTTTGAATGATCTCAGTATCATCCATCACAACCGATGTGACAATCCGTTTTTCTTTATCTGAAGCAGCAACAGAACAAGCTTTCATCAAGAGCGTTGCTTGGCTTGATGCTACAGAAGAAAATTCCAGCCCTACTGTAGAGCCATTCTTATCAGAGTAAGCAATTACTAGCTTTCCCTCATCCAAAGATGATTGAGCTGCATTCATCAGCTTTTATTCCTCGAACATGCTTTTCAAGGACTGATAGAAATCGAAGGCCTTCTGTTTACTTAAAGTCACGGACGCAACCTTAGTGCGCTGCATTCCTGCCACTGCGATTTCGCCATTCATATGGCCGATGACAGGGGTGCTATTGAGAAAAACGAAGTTAAAAACTTCGTAGCCATTGTTATCCGTTCCGATGGTTACAACCCCATCAGCATTAGTTTCAATATAATTTTTGGACTCCAGCACATCATTGATATGTGCTAAGGAAACTTCTTGTTTATCGCTCATTTATGTTCTCCTGAACCAACAAAATAGGTAAAAATCTTTTCAATTTCATTAGATTAATTTGCATAAAAAGAACAGGGAAAAGTTGGATTACCAGCTATGCGCCGACCAGAACACCTTGCCGATCAGCCAAACGTCTCTTCAGGCCACTGCGCCTTAACTACCTTGCCTATGATGCGGCAGCTATGGTCGCAATCCAGGGTTCTATATGCCGGGTTTAAAGGTACCAGGTAACTAACCCCTGCATCCTTCTCATACTTCTTGAACGTTGCCTCTGAATCACCATTTGCAGAAGCCACGCAGAAATCCCCAGACTCTACCGGCTCAGCCGGATCAACGAGTATCAGCATGCCTTCCGGAAAACTTGGACGAACCCCCTGAGGCGCCGTCATTGAATGCCCCTTCACCTCAAGCCAGAAAGCTTTTTCGCTGGCTTTTGTGGTCGTTGGGACCCATGCCTTTGCATCGCTGGCTGTGTAGCTTCCCACCTCCGAAAATGGCCCGGCCTGCACTGAAGAAAATAACGGGTATTCATATTGGCGAAATACGGCGTCTGAATCCTCGCCAAACATTATTTTTGCCGGAGATACGCCGAGTGCCGCCCCAAGAACCAGCGCGTCATCCGCGCTAACCTTTCTTGTTCCTAACTCGTAGTTCCCCAGGCGTGAAGGCGCAGCCCAGCCGCAAAGCTTGGCCAATTGAGCCTGGCTAAGTCCTTTAGCTTCTCTAAGGGACTTGATCCTTTCCCCGATAATTTCATGCATCGTTTTCATCCCTTAAATGTAACACGCAACGTGATTGAACTCTGTACACGAATTGAGGTTGACTGTTAATCACAAATTGTGTGTAATGGGTGTGTGATTAATGCTAGGGAGACCGCAATGAACAAAATTGCCCAGCAGCGAAAAAAAATCGGAGTTTCGCAAGCTGTACTAGCTTCGGCAATTGGTTGGGGGCAATCCCGCATCGCCAACTATGAGCTGAATATCCGTACTCCTGGCCTTAACGATTGCCGAATGATCGTAGAAGGCCTCAGGAAGTTAGGGTGCCAATGTTCTTTGGATGATGTTTTCCCTCCATCCAGTAACAAAGCCGCCTAAGCAGTACCCGCTCTTTCATCATGGCCTTTCACCTCTAACCGGGTGAGCAAACATCAGCGGCAAATCCATTGGGTGTGCCGCTATAACTCAATATCAATATAGGAAAATTAACAAATGGCACAAGCAAGCTACAGCAAGCCAACACAGCGAGAAATTGATCGCGCTGAAACTGATTTACTCATCAACCTGTCAACGCTTACCCAGCGCGGTCTGGCAAAGATGATTGGCTGTCATGAATCGAAGATAAGCAGAACGGACTGGCGGTTTATTGCTTCGGTCTTGTGTGCTTTCGGAATGGCATCAGACATCAGTCCGATTAGCAGGGCTTTTAAGTATGCATTGGATGGAATCACAAAGAAAAAATCCCCGGTGGCCGCCGGGGACTCTAAGCAAATTGATATGCAATTCTGAGGGAATTACTGGATCAATCCACAGGATTCATTATGACAAATACAGCAAAAATACTCAACTTCGGCAGAGGTAACTTTGCCGAACAGGAGCGTAATGTGGCAGATCTCGATGATGGTTACGCCAGACTATCAAATATGCTGATTGAGGCTTATTCAGGCGCAGATCTGACCAAGCGACAGTTTAAAGTGCTGCTTGCCATTCTGCGTAAAACCTATGGGTGGAATAAACCAATGGACAGAATCACCGATTCTCAACTTAGCGAGATTACAAAGTTACCTGTCAAACGGTGCAATGAAGCCAAGTTAGAACTCGTCAGAATGAATATTATCAAGCAGCAAGGCGGCATGTTTGGACCAAATAAAAACATCTCAGAATGGTGCATCCCTCAAAACGAGGGAGGTTCCCCTAAAATGAGGGACATCCCTCAAAACGAGGGAAAATCCCCTAAAACGAGGGATAAAACATCCCTCAAATTAGGGGATTGCTATCCCTCAAAACAGGGGGACACAAAAGACACTATTACAAAAGAAAAAAGAAAAGATTATTCGTCCGAGAATTCTGGCGAATCCTCTGACCAGCCAGAAAACGACCTTTCTGTGGTGAAACCGGATGCTGCAATTCAGAGCGGCAGCAAGTGGGGGACAGCAGAAGACCTGACCGCCGCAGAGTGGATGTTTGACATGGTGAAGACCATCGCGCCATCAGCCAGAAAACCGAATTTTGCAGGGTGGGCTAACGATATCCGCCTGATGCGTGAACGTGACGGACGTAACCACCGCGACATGTGCGTGCTGTTCCGCTGGGCATGCCAGGACAACTTCTGGTCCGGTAACGTGCTGAGCCCGGCCAAACTCCGCGATAAGTGGACCCAACTCGAAATCAACCGTAACAAGCAACAGGCAGGCGTGACAGCCAGCAAACCAAAACTCGACCTGACAAACACAGACTGGATTTACGGGGTGGATCTATGAAAAACATCGCCGCACAGATGGTTAACTTTGACCGTGAGCAGATGCGTCGGATCGCCAACAACATGCCGGAACAGTACGACGAAAAGCCGCAGGTACAGCAGGTAGCGCAGATCATCAACGGTGTGTTCAGCCAGTTACTGGCAACTTTCCCGGCGAGCCTGGCTAACCGTGACCAGAACGAAGTGAACGAAATCCGCCGCCAGTGGGTTCTGGCTTTCCGGGAAAACGGGATCACCTCGATGGAACAGGTTAACGCAGGAATGCGCGTAGCCCGTCGGCAGAATCGACCATTTCTTCCATCACCCGGGCAGTTTGTTGCATGGTGCCGGGAAGAAGCATCCGTTATCGCCGGACTGCCAAACGTCAGCGAGCTGGTTGATATGGTTTACGAGTATTGCCGGAAGCGAGGCCTGTATCCGGATGCAGAGTCTTATCCGTGGAAATCGAACGCGCACTACTGGCTGGTTACCAACCTGTACCAGAACATGCGGGCCAATGCGCTGACTGACGCGGAATTACGACGCAAGGCTGCCGATGAACTGACCTGTATGACAGCGCGAATTAACCGTGGTGAGGCGATACCTGAACCAGTAAAACAACTTCCTGTCATGGGCGGCAGACCTCTAAATCGTGTTCAGGCGCTGGCGAAGATCGCAGAAATTAAAGCTAAGTTCGGACTGAAAGGAGCAAGTGTATGACGGGCAAAGAGGCAATTATTCATTACCTGGGGACGCATAATAGCTTCTGTGCGCCGGACGTTGCCGCGCTAACAGGCGCAACAGTAACCAGCATAAATCAGGCCGCAGCTAAAATGGCACGGGCAGGTCTTCTGGTTATCGAAGGTAAGGTCTGGCGAACGGTGTATTACCGGTTTGCTACCAGGGAAGAACGGGAAGGAAAGGTGAGCACGAACCTGATTTTTAAGGAGTGTCGCCAGAGTGCAGCGATGAAACGGGTATTGGCGGTATATGGAGTTAAAAGATGACCATCTACATCACTGAGCTAATAACAGGCCTGCTGGTAATCGCAGGCCTTTTTATTTGGGGGAGAGGGAAGTGAACGATAGCTACCGACAGTTTGAAAACTGGTGGTCAAAAGACAAAAGCCAGTTCACGGGAGACGATGAATTAAAAGAGTTTGCCTGGGTGATATGGCAGGCATCGCGCTCTGCTATTGAACTGGATATCGACTGGCCCGAATCGAATGACGACCTTTGGAAAGATGGTGAAGAAGGTGCTTATGCGATGGGTTATGAGGATGGGCGTGACAAAACGGTAATTGCAGTAATGAAAGCCATCAGGGCCGCAGGAATCAAAGAAAAGAATTTCGATTAAGCAAATATCACTTCAATAAATCGCTTTTAAGGCATCACAATCGCTCTGTGGTGAGGTAAGCACGTGCAAGGTATGCCGATAAGCAGCGAGAATGAAAAATGCGTCAGAATGCGTTTGAGGAGGTTTTAAGAAATGAGTACGATAGCTGAGCTTGTCAGGGCTAATTTTCGTGAAGAGTTGGTGCGTTGGTATCGGTATCGTTCATCGTCCAGTTTGCCGCTTGATGAGTTGTATGAGCATTCACCTGCCGCACGACGCTATCCGCGTGACCGTGTTCTTCGACGGTTGTTCAAACTCAACAATGAGTTTCAGCGCAACAGAATTATCCGGAGTCTGGATTTTAAGTGAAGGAGTGAGCATGAGCGACCTATCATTAACCCAGCCAAAGCTAAAAGAATGTCCGTTTTGCGGCGGTAATGCTCGTCTGTGGGTTGAGGCCGGAATAAATATTGATGTGTGGGGCTATGCAGAATGTGACCTCTGTGAAGCCAGGGGGGCATGGGCACCATCAGTTGCTGCGGCGGCTGAAAAATGGAACCGGAGAGCAGGAGATGAAGCAAACCTTTCTGCTTCGCAACGAAGCAATCAGAAATAACGCCATAGACGCCATTCTCTCACTACCCATCGACGACAAGTCACCCCACGAAGTCCACGTTAAAGAACCCAGGCGCAGCAAAGCGCAGAATGACCGTATGTGGCCGATGCTGAACGATGTTTCGCGTCAGGTGCTATGGCATGGTCAACGGCTGGCGCCGGAAGACTGGAAAGACCTGTTCACTGCCCTGTGGCTTAAGACCAAAAAACTGGAGCAACGAAGTGTGCCTGGTATCGACGGTGGCGTTGTCATGCTTGGCGTGCGTACCAGCAAAATGCGGAAGGCCAGCATGACTGAGCTTATCGAAATCATGTTCTGGTTCGGCTCAGAGCGCAACGTGCGGTGGAGTGATGACTCCCGGCGAGAGTATGAATGGTCACAACGAAAAGGTAGGGCTGCATGACTATCAAATCAAATACGCCAGCACACGACAAGGACTGCTGGCAAACGCCGCTTTGGCTTTTTGATGCACTGGATATTGAGTTTGGATTCTGGCTGGATTCAGCTGCGAGCGACAAAAACGCTCTGTGTGCTCACTGGCTAACTGAGGCTGACGACGCGCTAAATTCTGAGTGGATAAGCCACGGTGCAATCTGGAATAACCCACCGTACAGCAATATCAGGCCGTGGGTGGAAAAAGCCGCTGAGCAGTGCATACAACAGCGACAGACGGTAGTGATGCTTGTGCCAGAGGATATGTCTGTCGGATGGTTCAGCAAGGCTCTGGAGAGTGTTGACGAAGTTCGCATCATCACTGATGGACGGATTAATTTTATCGAACCATCGACAGGGCTGGAGAAGAAGGGAAACAGCAAAGGCTCAATGTTGCTGATTTGGCGACCGTTCATCAGTCCTCGACGGATGTTTACTACCGTATCCAAAGCGGCATTGATGGCGATCGGGCTGGGCGTCAGGAGGGCTGCATGAGGCGACAGCGACGAAGTATCACCGACATCATCTGCGAAAACTGCAAATACCTTCCAACGAAACGCTCCAGAAATAAACGCAAGCCAATCCCAAAAGAATCTGACGTAAAAACCTTCAATTACACGGCTCACCTGTGGGATATCCGGTGGCTAAGACATCGTGCGAGGAAATGACAATGCTTTTAATTCAACCTGGATTTGGACTTAGCATCAAAAAAGGCCACATGTTTGGCGAGAAAGAGTCACAACGAAAAATGGTGTCTATCCGGTTGCCATTTATCAGTATTTATTGGCTAAACAGGGAGGCAACAAATTATTGGTATACATGCGCCAGAGCAGCATTTAACGACCCTGACTGGTTTGTGAAAAACCACCACGCAGTTCGTCAGGCAAAGAGAAAGGCCAATATGACATACATGAAGGCGTATCAAAAAGCATGGAAAGAACACCGCGATCGATACCAACAAGACATGGAAAAGCTTGAATCAGAAAACATGGAATTAAGACGAAAGCTCGGTGAAGCAAAACGAGACATTGATGCTTACAAGCGACTTTTTAATGGTGAAAGCCATGCTTAGCCCATCCCAATCCCTTCAATACCAGAAAGAAAGCGTCGAGCGGGCTTTAACGTGCGCTAACTGCGGTCAGAAGCTGCATGTGCTGGAAGTTCACGTGTGTGAGCACTGCTGTGCAGAACTGATGAGCGATCCGAATAGCTCAATGTACGAGGAAGAAGACGATGGCTAAACCAGCGCGAAGGAAATGCAAAATATGCAAGGAATGGTTTCACCCGGCATTCTCAAATCAGTGGTGGTGCTGCCCGGAACACGGAACTCAGTTAGCACTCAAACTACAAAGTAAACAGCGAAAAAAAGCGGAAAAAGCAGCAGAGAAGAAACGACGACGAGAGGAGCAGAAACAGAAAGATAAACTGAAGATTCGAAAACTCGCCTTAAAGCCCCGCAGTTACTGGATTAAACAAGCCCAACAAGCCGTAAACGCCTTCATCAGAGAAAGAGACCGCGACTTACCATGTATCTCGTGCGGAACGCTCATGTCTGCTCAGTGGGATGCCGGACATTACCGGACAACTGCTGCGGCACCTCAACTCCGATTTGATGAACGCAATATTCACAAGCAATGCGTGGTGTGCAACCAGCATAAAAGCGGAAATCTCGTTCCCTATCGCGTCGAACTGATTAACCGAATCGGGCAGGAAGCAGTAGACGAAATCGAATCAAACCATAACCGCCATCGCTGGACTATCGAAGAGTGCAGGGCCATCAAGGCGAAGTATCAGCAGAAACTTAAAGACCTGCGAAACAGCAGAAGTGAGGCCGCATGACGTTCACAGTAAAAACCATTCCTGACATGCTCGTTGAGGCATATGAAAATCAGACCGAGGTAGCCAGAATACTGAACTGTAGTCGCAACACGGTCAGAAAATACACTGGCGATAAAGAAGGAAAAAGACACGCTATTGTCAACGGTGTTCTTATGGTTCATCGCGGATGGGGTAAAGATACTGATGCGTGATATCCGGCAGGTTCTTGAGTGCTGGGGGGCATGGGCGGCAAATAACCATGAGGATGTGACCTGGTCACCCATTGCCGCCGGATTTAAGGGACTGATCCCCGAAAAAGTAAAATCACGCCCGCAGTGCTGTGACGATGATGCGATGGTGATATGCGGGTGTATAGCCCGCCTTTACCGGAACAATCGCGATCTGCATGACTTGCTGGTTGATTATTACGTGCTGGGGGGACGTTCATGGCGCTGGCACGGAAACATGGGTGCTCTGACACCTGTATAGGTAAACGCCTTCACAAAGCGGAGGGGATTGTTGAAGGCATGCTGATGATGCTGGGAGTGAGGCTTGAGATGGATCGGTATGTTGAGCGTGAATTGCCGGGAGGGAGAACCTCTGTATTTTATCAGCGAAAAAATAGTTTACGATCGTAAAAATCTGCATATCATGATAAGAGTGGTTACATTGCCACGCTGCTTAACCCGCCGATGCGCGGGTTTTTTTGTACCCAGAATCCTGTGAGCTATACGGAAAGTACACAGAAAGGAAGGTGCGACCACAATTAATAACAAAATCTTAAAAATTGCACATGGCACTATTAGTTTTCTAAATATTGTGTATTTTTTGTATTGCAGGATGACCCTGTAACGAAGTTTGCGTAACAGCATTTTGCTCTACGAGTTTGCCAGCCTCCCCCAGTGGCTGGCTTTTTTATGTCCGTAACATCCTGTGTATCAATAAATGTTGTTGTCTACGTACGTCAAGTAGTCGCATGAGATCTGACCAGATATGTTAAGGTTGCAGCTCTCTTTGAATATAATTATCATTTTCATTACGTTATTGTTACGTTTATCCGGTGCGCCGTAAAACGCCGTCCTTCAGGGGGTGGAGGATGTCAAGAATATAGTTATCGTATGGTGCTCAAGGAGTATTGTGTAATATGAAAATAATTATTTTTAGAGTGCTAACTTTTTTCTTTGTTATCTTTTCAGTTAATGTGGTTGCGAAGGAATTTACCTTAGACTTCTCGACTGCAAAGACGTATGTAGATTCGCTGAATGTCATTCGCTCTGCAATAGGTACTCCATTACAGACTATTTCATCAGGAGGTACGTCTTTACTGATGATTGATAGTGGCACAGGGGATAATTTGTTTGCAGTTGATGTCAGAGGGATAGATCCAGAGGAAGGGCGGTTTAATAATCTACGGCTTATTGTTGAACGAAATAATTTATATGTGACAGGATTTGTTAACAGGACAAATAATGTTTTTTATCGCTTTGCTGATTTTTCACATGTTACCTTTCCAGGTACAACAGCGGTTACATTGTCTGGTGACAGTAGCTATACCACGTTACAGCGTGTTGCAGGGATCAGTCGTACGGGGATGCAGATAAATCGCCATTCGTTGACTACTTCTTATCTGGATTTAATGTCGCATAGTGGAACCTCACTGACGCAGTCTGTGGCAAGAGCGATGTTACGGTTTGTTACTGTGACAGCTGAAGCTTTACGTTTTCGGCAAATACAGAGGGGATTTCGTACAACACTGGATGATCTCAGTGGGCGTTCTTATGTAATGACTGCTGAAGATGTTGATCTTACATTGAACTGGGGAAGGTTGAGTAGTGTCCTGCCTGATTATCATGGACAAGACTCTGTTCGTGTAGGAAGAATTTCTTTTGGAAGCATTAATGCAATTCTGGGAAGCGTGGCATTAATACTGAATTGTCATCATCATGCATCGCGAGTTGCCAGAATGGCATCTGATGAGTTTCCTTCTATGTGTCCGGCAGATGGAAGAGTCCGTGGGATTACGCACAATAAAATATTGTGGGATTCATCCACTCTGGGGGCAATTCTGATGCGCAGAACTATTAGCAGTTGAGGGGGTAAAATGAAAAAAACATTATTAATAGCTGCATCGCTTTCATTTTTTTCAGCAAGTGCGCTGGCGACGCCTGATTGTGTAACTGGAAAGGTGGAGTATACAAAATATAATGATGACGATACCTTTACAGTTAAAGTGGGTGATAAAGAATTATTTACCAACAGATGGAATCTTCAGTCTCTTCTTCTCAGTGCGCAAATTACGGGGATGACTGTAACCATTAAAACTAATGCCTGTCATAATGGAGGGGGATTCAGCGAAGTTATTTTTCGTTGACTTAGAATAGCTCAGTGAAAATAGCAGGCGGAGATTCATAAATGTTAAATACATCTCAATTCAGTCAGTTGTTGCCGGTCTGATAATAGATGTGTTAGAAAATTTCTGCATGGTGAATCCCCCTGTGCGGAGGGGCGACTGGTGAACGGTATGATCTCTTTGATGATCGTAAGCGAGAATACGCGGGTTTGGTGGCACCAGGCCGAACTCACCGGGAGGCACCCGGCACCATGCAATGGCACATAGCGCCACTCTCCAGCCCCTCTCCGGAGGGGCTTTCTTATGGACAAAAAAAGCCCGCGCAGGGAGACGCTGGCGGCAAGGAATAAACAACAAAACGTGAAGTAATATTTCAGCTGGCGAATAATATCCGACAGTAATCACTCTGCGCAATAGCGCGGCCTTTTTCGTATTGCGGGCTGTTGTCTCTCTTCTGCCATTGTCCTGTAACTTCCGGATTTCAGCCCGCTCATCATTTTACTCACAATATTATCCCGGCCGGGAGGATTCATGGCATTTAAACACTACGATGTGGTCAGGGCGGCATCGCCGTCAGACCTTGCTGATGCACTTGCGCAAAAAATTCGTGAAGGATGGCAACCATACGGTGGGCCGTTTTCTTCGTATACGGATGATGGCGCAGCACTTATTCAGGCGATTGTCGCAGAAGGTGATGTGAGCACACCTGTTGTGGTGAAGCTGACAGGTGGAGAAGGTGCAGTAATCAGCGCCACCAGCGACCCCGGGTATTACTTTGTTGTGGTTCTGGCAGGGCAGTCAAACGGCATGTCGTATGGTGAAGGTCTTCCGCTGCCGGAGACATATGACCGTCCGGACCCGCGCATTAAGCAGCTGGCGCGTCGCAGTACGGTGACACCGGGCGGTGTCGCCTGTAAATATAACGACATCATTCCGGCGGACCATTGTCTGCATGATGTGCAGGACATGAGCCGCCTTAACCATCCGAAAGCGGACCTGTCAAAGGGGCAGTACGGAACCGTGGGGCAGGGGCTGCATATCGCCAAAAAATTGCTGCCGTTTATACCGGCGAATGCGGGCATTCTGCTGGTTCCGTGCTGTCGTGGTGGTTCAGCGTTCACCACCGGAGCCGATGGCACATACAGTGACGCGAGTGGTGCCTCGGAGAATTCAACCCGCTGGGGTGTGGACAAGCCGCTGTATAAGGACCTTATCGGTCGAACAAAAGCAGCACTGAAGAAGAATCCGAAAAATGTGCTGTTTGCCGTGGTGTGGATGCAGGGGGAATTTGATTTTGGCGGTACGCCGGCAAATCACGCAGCACAGTTTGGTGCGCTGGTTGATAAATTCCGTGCAGACCTGGCGGATATGGCAGGTCAGTGCGTCGGTGGCTCTGCTGACGGTGTTCCCTGGATATGCGGGGACACGACGTATTTCTGGAAGCAGAAGAACGAATCCTCGTACCAGACGGTGTACGGCAGCTACAAAAACAAAACGGAAAAGAATATCCATTTCGTACCGTTCATGACGGATGAGAATGGGGTGAATGTGCCGACGAACAAACCGGAAGAAGACCCGGACATTCCGGGTATCGGATATTACGGTTCGAAATGGCGTGACAGCTCAGCCACCTGGACGTCACAGGACAGGGCGAGCCATTTCAGCGCCTGGGCACGCCGTGGGATTATTTCCGACCGTCTGGCAACGGCGATTTTGCGCCATGCGGGAAGAGTGGCGCTAAACGCGGGGGCATCATCGACAGTATCAGAGGTGCGCCCGTCATCGCCTTCCGGTGCAGAAGCCACAGGCGTCACAACACTGCTCTCTTACCTTGCCAGCGAGTCAGAGGGAAGCCTGAAAGTACAGGGATGGTCAGCCAGTGGCGGCAGGGCAGAAGTGGTCAGCGATGCGGAGGGAACCGGAGGTAAGGCAGTGAAGCTGACCAAGGAAGCCGGTAAAAGCAGCTGGGTGCTGGAGTACGCCGCGGGCAACGGTGCGGCTCTGTTACAGAAAGGGGGGCAGATTCGCTGCCGCTTTAAGGTTTCGGGAGTGCTGGCTGCGAACCAGTATGTTATGGCGTTTTACTGGCCGGTATCTTCACTGCCACAGGGCGTTGCCCTGACCGGAGACGGGGGAATAACCTGCTGGCAGCGTTCTACATCCAGACAGATGCAAAAGACCTGAATGTGATGTACCACAATGCGAAAGTGGCGACAAACAACCTGAAACTGGGAACCTTTGGCGCATTTGATAACGAATGGCATACGCTGGCCTTCCGCTTTGCCGGGAATAACAGCCTTCAGGTGACGCCGGTTATTGATGGTCAGGATGGCACACCGTTCACGCTGACGCAGTCACCGGTCAGTGCATTTGCGGCGGATAAACTGCATGTGACAGACATTACCAAAGGTGCGACTTACCCGGTGCTGATTGACAGCATTGCGGTGGAAGTGAACAACACAGACACTGCGGCATGATAAAAAAAACCGCCAGCGACAGGAATGGACGCTGGCGGTGGTAATACCTATGGAGAAAAAATAAAGGAACGATACTTTCGTGCTCTGGTTTTTTAAATGAAAACAGTTCTTATTGTCAACAATAACGGAAAGAAATTATGACATTTCTGAACCAGTTAATGCTGTACTTCTGTACGGTGGTCTGTGTGCTGTATCTCCTTTCGGGTGGGTACAGGGCCATGCGTGACTTCTGGCGCAGACAGATTGACAAAAGGGCCGCTGAGAAAATCAGCGCCAGTCAGTCAGCCGGAAGCAAACCCGAAGAGCCGCTCATTTAGCGGCAACTTTCTTAATCACATCTTTCGACGAGAAAATCCCATGTCAGAAATTACATCCCTGGTCACTGCTGAAGCAGTGAAGGAAGTCCTGCGCTCTGAAGAAGTCCGGAGCGCACTGAAACAGAAACTTCGCCATAACCTGGAAGCGCGTCTTGATGCAGAGGTTGATGCCATTCTGGATGAGCTGCTGGGCGCACCGGCAGCTCCGGAGCCGGAAGGCATCGCGGGTGAGGGGAGTGCTTCAGATAGCGGTGACCCCACACCGGACAGCGACATGATGATGTAAGCATGCGTCAGGGACCATCGGTGTGTGCCGGTGGTCTTTTTTATTGTTGTGAGCTTCCGGATTGCGGGAGACGGGGTATGTACCAGATGGAAAAAATCACAACAGGTGTGTCATACACCACGTCAGCGGTGGGAACGGGCTACTGGTTCCTGCAGTTGCTGGACAGGGTTTCCCCGTCTCAGTGGGCGGCAATAGGCGTGCTGGGGAGTCTGCTGTTTGGGCTGCTGACATATCTGACGAACCTGTATTTCAAGATTAAAGAAGACCGGCGTAAGGCGGCACGGGGAGAGTAAGCTGATGAGCAGGAAACTCCGCTATGGTTTATCGGCTGCCGTTCTGGCGCTGATTGCCGCAGGTGCTTCTGCGCCTGAAATCCTCGACCAGTTTCTGGATGAAAAGGAAGGTAACCACACCACAGCATACCGTGATGGTGCGGGTATCTGGACCATCTGCCGTGGAGCCACCCGGGTGGATGGTAAGCCTGTTATTCCTGGCATGAAGCTGTCGAAGGAAAAATGCGACCGGGTTAACGCCATTGAGCGTGATAAGGCGCTGGCATGGGTGGAGAAAAACATCAAAGTGCCGCTGACCGAACCCCAGAAAGCGGGGATCGCGTCATTCTGTCCGTACAACATTGGTCCCGGTAAGTGTTTCCCGTCGACGTTTTACAGACGAATTAATGCAGGTGATCGAAAAGGTGCCTGCGAAGCTATTCGCTGGTGGATTAAGGACGGTGGCAGAGACTGCCGTATTCGTTCAAACAACTGTTACGGTCAGGTATCCCGTCGTGACCAGGAGAGCGCGCTGGCGTGCTGGGGAATCGACAGATAAGAAGAATATTTTGCTGAAAAATGAGGTTTGCTTACATGGACGGATAACACGAAATCCTGCAAATTGGCAAAATGTAAGTGAATAAAGTCAAAGCAGTTGTTTAACACTCAGGCACCGTAATGATGCCTTTGTCATTTCTGCGCATCTCACGCGCATCTCACAACACAGAACCTTTCAGGATGACCCTTGAGGATACCGGTTTGGCTGTCGGTGCCTTTCTGTGGGCTGGATTCCTGTGAGACAAGGTTCATCACTAAAAGGAAATAACCGATGAATATGATGGCCGTGCCGTTTCACGGCAACTCTCTTTATGTAGTTAACCATAATGGCGAACCATACGTTCCCATGAAACCTGTCGTTGCGGGGATGGGGCTGGCCTGGCAATCACAGTTGGCTAAGTTAAGACAGCGTTTTGCGTCAACTATAACGGAAATCGTTATGGTTGCTGAGGATGGGAAACAACGCAATATGGTGTCCATGCCACTTCGAAAACTTGCCGGCTGGCTACAAACCATTAATCCCAACAAAGTAAAACCCGAAATCCGCGATAAGGTCATCCGGTATCAGGAAGAGTGCGACGATGTTCTTTACGAGTACTGGACGAAGGGTTTTGTCGTTAATCCCCGTAAAATGAGCGTGATGGAAGAACTCAACCAGGCTTGTGCTGACATGAAACGGGATAAAAACATTGCCAGTGTGTTTGCTACCGGGCTGAATGAGTGGAAACAGGTTAAAGCCGCGCATGTATCAAAAATCCGTACGCTGGTAAATGAAGCGAATATGCTGATTGATTTTGTCCTGGCTGATACAGGCAAAGGGAAAATAACAAAGGCGGATTGATGGGGTGGCTAATGATATCAGATAAACTCATAACGCTGGTGAAGAGCCTCTGTGTACTTGTCGGCATTTCATTTTTAGTCATGCTGGTTGCCATTTTCTTTTCCACCGCCTGGCGAGTCCTGACGTTATCGGGACTGGTGGGGTGAAAGAGAGATGAACCGTGTTCTGTGTGTGGTGATTATTGTCCTGGCGGTTGGCTATGGTGCGCTGTGGCTGGCAACAAACCATTACCGTGACAACGCGCTCACCTACAAAGCGCAGCGCGATAAAAAAGCCAGAGAGCTGGAACAGGCGAATGCCACCATTACTGACATGCAGGTGCGCCAGCGTGATGTTGCTGCGCTCGATGCAAAATACTCGAGGGAGTTAGCCGATGCGAGAGCTGAAAATGAAACTCTGCGTGCTGATGTTGCCGCTGGTCGTAAGCGCCTGCGGATCAACGCCACCTGCTCCGGTACCGTGCGTGAAGCCACCGGCACCTCCGGCGTGGATAATGCAACCGGCCCCCGACTGGCAGACACCGCTGAACGGGATTATTTCATCCTCAGAGAACGGTTGATGACAATGCAGAAGCAGCTGGAAGGGGCACAGGACTATATCCGCACTCAGTGCCTGAACTAAGTTTTGCTGATGCGCCGTATCGTCGCCGTATTCCTGCATTAACAGAGACCGCAGCCAGACAGGGAGACTCCTCTGCGAGAGTGTGCGGGGATAATCAAAAACGATACACACCGGGGTTTACCGCGTTAACGGAGCGCGGTGTTGTCCCCTCATAGTCGCCAGTCCGGTGCGATGGTGGAAGAAACTGGATTTTGTTGCAAATGATAACCATTATCATTTTGCGGGTCCTCCTGGTGGGGTGGGCCTGAACACGGGGCGGGCGGGCGCGGAAAAAGGCGCATTTTTGTGATTTTATCGTCATCATCATCATGATGGTAACTTGTTGTTTTTAATGCTGTTAGTATTAAAAAGATGATGATTGTGGTTGTTTTTTGTTCGACATCTTTATATGGCGGCATTTCTTTACAAAAAAACAGAGTCACTTCTGTTCTGCGGTTTATGTGGAGGGATGTAAATGGACGGCGAGCTGAAAAATATGAAGTTAAATATTAATCAACTGGCAGCCCTTTCAGGTCTGCACCGGCAGACTGTTGCCGCCAGAATGGCGGATGTTCCTCTTGCACCAGGCAGTAATGAAAAGAAAAAACTGTATCTCCTGACGGATTTGATAACTTCGTTGCTGGAAAAACCACCATCTTCCGAAGATGAGGATATGGATCCTCACGCTCGTAAGGCATGGTATCAGTCCGAGCGCGAGCGTCTTAAATTTCAGCATGAAACTGTTCAGCTTGTGCCAGTCAGTGATGTCAGGCGGTCCTTTTCTGTCGTGGTGAAAGCGATAGTTCAGGTACTGGAAACCTGGCCTGACCGGCTGGAGAGGGACAGGGGGTGGACTGCATCACAACTGAATGAAGTACAGATTGTGGTTGATGAGATCCGCGACACACTGGAAAAGGCAGTCATTGACTGTTGTGATGAGGCCGATATGTGAATCAGGTGAACGAGAGCCATAGCCGCGCATCCGATATCTGGCGCGAAGTGGCCTCGCTGTTTCGCCCACCCAGCCGGTTACCAGTAGCGGAAGCCATCAGGCGTTATATGCGGGTTCCACGGGGAGCCAATACTTCCGGTCCGTGGGAGTCATCGCTGACGCCCTATATGATTGACCCCATTAATACATTATCAGCCCGTGAATATGACGCGGTGGTGTTTGTGGGACCTGCGCGAACCGGGAAAACCGAAGGGCTGATTGATGGCTGGATTGTGTACGGCATCATCTGTGATCCGGCGGATATGCTGGTGGTGCAGATGACTGAGACGAAGGCGCGTGAGCATTCCAGAACGCGTCTTTCCAGGACGTTTCGCCACAGTCCGGAGGTCAGCAAGCGCCTCAGTCCTTCCCGTAATGACAACAACGTCCACGATAAAATGTTTCTTGACGGCTCCTTCCTGAAGATTGGCTGGCCGTCGATCACCGTCTTTTCCTCTTCGGATTACCGTCGTGTGGCGCTGACGGATTATGACCGTTTCCCTGAAAATGTGGACGGGGAAGGGGATGCCTTCACGCTGGCCTCAAAGCGTACCACCACCTTTATGTCCTCGGGGATGACCCTGGTCGAGAGTTCACCGGGGCGGGATATCACCGATACCAAATGGCGTTGTGGTGGCGCACATGAGGCACCGCCAACAACGGGGATCCTGTCACTGTATAACCGGGGAGACCGCCGCCGGTGGTACTGGCCGTGTCCGCACTGCGGGGAATATTTTCAGCCGGTGATGGATAACATGACCGGATACCGGAATAACCCGGATTTTGTGGCTGCCGGTCAGGCTGCCCGTCTGATGTGTCCGCATTGTCGCGGGCTGATTGCCCCTGAGCAGAAACGCGAACTGAATAACCAGGGGATCTGGCTTCGTGAAGGTGAACGGGCGGCGGCGGACGGCAGTATCACCGGAACGCCACGAAACTCCCGGATTGCGTCATTTTGGATGGAGGGGCCAGCTGCGGCGTTTCAGACCTGGGAACAACTGATTTTTAAACTGCTGGCGGCAGAAGAAGAGTATGAGCGAACCGGCAGTGAAGAGACCCTGAAAGCGGTGGTGAACACCGATATCGGACGACCCTATCTGCCCCGTTCAGCCACGGAACAGCGTAAAAGTGAACTGCTTGAACAGCGTGCCGAGCCGTTTCCCCGGCGATCTGTGCCGGATGGTGTGCGTTTTATTGAGGCAACGGTTGACGTACAGGGCGGTAAAAATCGCCGTTTTGTTGTGCAGATCACCGGATACGGAGAGCAGGGGGAACGCTGGATTGTTGATCGCTACAACATCCGGCATTCACTGCGCTGCAGTCCCAACGGTGAAAGTCTGCCGGTTGATCCGGCGGCATATCCGGAGGACTGGGATTTGTTGCTGACGGATGTGTTCCATAAAACATGGCCGCTGGCTTCTGATCCGGATGTGCGCATGCGTCTGATGGCCATGGCGGTGGATACGGGAGGGGAAGCCGGGGTGACAGATAACGCCTATCGTTTCTGGCGTCGTTGCCGGAGTGACGGACTGGGCAACAGGGTGTTTCTGTTCAAGGGGGATGGACTTCGCCGTGACAGGCTGATTAACCGAACCTTCCCGGATAATACCGGCAGAAGTGCCCGCCGTGCCAGAGCCAGTGGCGATGTCGCGCTGTGGCTGGTTCAGACGGATGCGTTTAAGGATCGTGTAAATAATGCCCTGTGGCGTGACACACCAGGGCCGAACTATATCCACTTTCCCGACTGGCTGGGGCGGTGGTTTTACGATGAGCTGACCTATGAAGAGCGCGGCAGTGACGGAAAATGGCGAAAACCGGGCAGGGGCGCTAACGAAGCGTTTGACCTGCTGGTTTATGCGGATGCGCTTGCCGTTCTGCATGGTTACGAAAAGATCCGCTGGCCCTCCGCACCGGACTGGGCACAGCGGGAAACGTGGCTCGTCTTCCCGCAGGAGCGTTCTGGTGAAACGGTATCCCCGGAACTGACGGCCGGGGCAGAAAAACGCCGTCGCCGGAAGAAAAAACTGCGGACGGAGCGTGCGGAAGATAATCCATGGATAACATCAGGAGGCTGGTTGTGAGCACAGAAGAAGCCAGAGAAATGATACAGCGGTACCGTGAAGCGGAAATGGCCGTACTGGAGGGAAAGTCTGTCATCTTCAACGGGCAGCAACTGACGCTGGAAAGCCTTTCTCAGATCCGCGCCGGACGTCAGGAGTGGGAACGCAGGCTTGCCGCGATGGTGAGCCGCAGGCGGGGAAAACCGGGATTTAAACTGGCGAGGTTTTAATGGCAATTATTGATGATGTGATCGGCGTGTTTTCCCCCGGGTGGAAAGCAGCCAGACTGCGTTCAAGGGCGTTAATCATGGCCTATGAGGCGGTGAAACCGACCCGGACACATAAAGCCCGGCGGGAAAATCGCTCTGCTGATCAGCTCAGTAAATACGGTGCGGTTTCCCTGCGGGAGCAGGCCCGTTTTCTGGATATCAATCATGACCTGGTGATTGGTGTGTTTGACAAGCTGGAAGAGCGGGTGATTGGTGCCAGGGGAATTATTGTGGAGCCTCAGCCATTACGAAAAAACGGGGAAATGGCGGCTGAGCTGGCTGCGGATATCCGCCGTTTGTGGGCTGAATGGTCCGTGAGTCCGGATGTGACAGGGCAGTATACCCGTCCTGTGCTTGAACGTTTACTGCTGCGGACCTGGCTGCGGGATGGTGAAGTGTTTGCGCAGATGGTCAGTGGTGCGGGAAACGGTCTGGAACGGACGGCGGGAGTGCCATTCTGGCTTGAGGCGATGGAGCCGGATTTTGTTCCCATGCGCACTGATGAATCCGCCGGACTGAATCAGGGGGTTTTTCTTGATGAGTGGGGAAGACCGAAAAAATATCTGGTTTATAAAAATTATCCGGTCAGCGGCCGGCAGAGTGATACGAAAGAAATCGCTGCCGGAAAAATGATCCACCTGAAGTTCACTCGTCGTCTGCATCAGACGCGAGGCTCATCCATGTTATCGGGGGTGCTGATGCGGATCAGTGCCCTTAAGGAGTATGAGGATGCGGAACTGACAGCGGCGCGTATTGCTGCGGCGCTGGGACTGTATATCCGTAAAGGTGACGGACAGGACTATGAAGATCCGGGGATCAAAGAGACCGAGCGGGAAGTCCATATCACCCCGGGTATTATTTATGACGATTTGCGCAAGGGCGAGGATATCGGCATGGTCAAATCTGACCGTCCCAATCCCAACCTTGAAACTTTCCGCAACGGCCAGTTGCGTGCAGTGGCAGCAGGCAGTCGTCTGAGTTTTTCCAGTGCGGCGCGTAACTATAACGGCACCTACAGCGCCCAGCGGCAGGAGCTGGTCGAGTCCACGGATGGTTACCTGATCCTGCAGGACTGTTTTATTGGCGCGGTAACCCGCCCGGTGTACCGGACATGGCTGAATATGGTGGTTGCGGCAGGTCTGCTGAAAATTCCGGCGGATGTGGAGATGAAAACGCTATATAACGCGACGTATTCCGGTCCGGTGATGCCGTGGATCGACCCGGTTAAGGAAGCTGAAGCCTGGAGAATTCAGATCCGGGGTGGTGCAGCGACAGAATCTGACTGGGTGCGTGCCGGTGGGCGCAATCCGGATGAGGTCAAACGTCGCCGCAAGGCTGAAATTGATGAAAACAGCAGACTGGGGCTGGTCTTTGATACTGACCCCGTCAACGACAAAGGAGGCAACAGTGCCGGAACTGAACGACAGTATCAGCGCGACACCGAAAGCCAGCATGAAGAATAAATCCTGGTTCAGGATGCAAGCTGGGGGGCCGGGTGACGCGGATATTTATATTTATGACGAGATTGGTTTCTGGGGAGTTACCGCGAAGCAGTTTGTCAGCGAACTGAATGCACTGGGTGATATCACCCACATTAATCTCCATATCAATTCACCGGGTGGCGATGTCTTTGAAGGCATCGCCATTTTTAATGCCCTGAAAAATCAGGGGGCGACCATTACCGTGTATGTGGATGGCGTTGCCGCCTCGATGGCATCTGTGATTGCGATGGCCGGTGATACGGTCATTATGCCGGAAAATGCCTTCATGATGATCCATAAGCCATGGGGATTCAGTGGCGGGGATGCTGAGGATATGCGCAGTTATGCCGATTTGCTGGATAAAGTCGAATCGGTACTGTTGCCAGCCTATGCGCAGAAAACCGGAAAAACCACCGATGAAATTGCCGCCATGCTGGCGGATGAAACCTGGATGTCCGGTGCCGAATGTCTGGCACACGGATTTGCTGACCAGGTGACACCCGCTGTTGAGGCAATGGCATGTATTCAGTCAAAACGTACAGAGGAATTTAAAAAGATGCCGGAATCCATCCGAAACATGATTACTCCGCCACGCAACAGTGCCCCGCGTGATACCACAGTGACAATCCCTGCACCGGCGGTAACAGAACCATCACCGGTACCGGCAGTGTCTGATGAGGCGACCATTCGCGCCCGCGTTATGGCTGAGCAGAAAGCCCGCATGTCAGGCATTAACGATCTGTTTGCCATGTTCGGCGGTCGCTATCAGACGCTTCAGGCACAGTGCGTGGCTGATCCTGACTGTTCGCTGGAAATGGCCCGTGAACGTCAGCTGAATGAATGGGCAAGGAGTCCTCGCCGACCAACAAAAATACACCGGCCCATATTTATGCCGGAAACGGCAATTTTGTGGGGGACGGGATCCGCCAGGCGATGCTGGCCCGTGCCGGATTTGAAAATGTCGAGAAGGATAACGCCTATAACGGGATGACCCTGCGTGAATGGGCTCGCATGTCACTGACGGAGCGCGGTATTGGGGTGGCCAGTTATAACCCCATGCAGATGGTCGGGCTGGCGCTGACGCACAGCACCTCTGATTTTGGCAATATTCTGCTGGATGTGTCGAACAAGGGGCTGATCCAGGGCTGGGAGGAATCAGAAGAAACCTTCCAGAAGTGGACCCGTAAGGGACGCCTGTCAGACTTCAAAACAGCGTATCGCGTGGGGATGGGCGGTTTTGGTTCTCTGCGCCAGGTTCGTGAGGGGGCGGAGTATAAATACATCACCACCTCAGATCGCAAGGAGACCATTGCACTGGCCACTTACGGGGAGATTTTCTCCATCACCCGCCAGGCCATTATCAATGATGATCTGAATATGCTGGTGGACGTGCCGATGAAGATGGGGCGTGCGGCGAAGGCAACGATTGGTGACCTGGTCTACAAGGTGCTGACGGATAACCCGAAACTGTCCGACGGTAAGGCGCTGTTCCATGCCGATCACAAAAATATTGCCACCGGGGGATCTCCGTTTCCGGACTGGATGCGGCCCGTCAGATGATGCGCCTGCAGAAAGAAGGCGATCGTGCCCTGAATATCCGTCCGGCCTTTATGCTGGTACCGGTGGCACTGGAGACGGTGGCGAACCAGACCATCAAATCGGCCAGTGTGAAAGGGGCGGATGCAAACGCCGGTGTCATTAACCCTATCCAGAACTTTGCTGAGGTGATTGCAGAAGCGCGTCTTGATGCGGCAGACCCGAAAACCTGGTATCTGGCGGCGGCACAGGGCACTGACACCATTGAAGTGGCCTGGCTGGATGGTGTGGACACGCCATACATTGATCAGCAGGAAGGTTTCACCACTGACGGCATTGCCACAAAAATCCGTATTGATGCCGGAGTGGCACCACTTGACTGGCGCGGGCTGGTGCGTTCGTCGGTGGCCTGATAACCGCGTTATCACAATCACTGCCCGAAAGGGCTTTTTTTATGCCTGAAAAACAGCCCCACAGGGGCTGTCCGGAGAAACAGCATTATGGCGAAAAATTTTGTACAGGACGGTACCACCATTGAACTGGTGAATGCCGGAGATCAGACCATCCTGAGCGGTGCTGCGGTGGTGGTCGGCAGTATGGTGGCCGTGGCCATTACCGATATTCCTGCCGGTGAGGCCGGTGACGGTTTTGCCGAAGGCGTGTTCCTGCTGCCCAAACAGTCTGCTGACGACATTCAGTCCGGCGCGGTGGTTTATCTGAAGGACGGGGTTGTGCAGCTGGCTGCAGACGGTGCGGTGGCAGCGGGGGTAGCCTGGGAAAATGCCCCTGCAAACAGCGCCACTGTGGCGGTAAAAATCAATGTCTGATCTGTTTACGCGAATGTGTTGCCGGATGGACGTGGCGACCGTTCGGGTGATGGGCAAACAGGCGGAGATTAACGGCGTCGTGTACGACGTGATGCCGGAGGAAGAGTCCGCGGAGATGGGGGCGCTTTCGGGCAGCCAGTTGTCACTGGTGGTGTTTTCAGCCCGGTACCGTCCGGCCCGTCATGATGTTGTTGTGTTTGCGGGGCGCACACTGACGGTGACCCGTTATGACACGTACAACGGTAAACCCCGGATTTTTGTCGAACAGGAATGAGTATGGCAATAAAAGGTCTGGCGCAGGCCATGAAAAATCTGGATGCAATTGATCGCCGTGCCGTTCCCCGGGCCTCTGCCACGACACTGAACCGAGTGGCGGGGGCCATTATTGCGAAAACGGCCTCTTCAGTTGCCAGGGAGCTGGCCGTTCCCCGTCGTCTTATCCGTGCCCGCATCCGGTTAAGTCCGGCACGACCGGATAAGGTTTACGCAAAGGTTTACATCAATACCGGCAACCTGCCCGCCATCAAACTGGGGGAGGCCCGCGTTCGACTTTCCCGCAGAAAACGGAGAAAGAAAGGACAGCGTGCGGCCCTGAAAGGGGGCGGCAGTGTGCTGATTGTGGGGAAAAGACGGATCCCGGACGCCTTTATCACCCGGCTGGCTAACGGACGCTGGCATGTGATGCAGCGTATGCCGTGGGCATCATCATCCACCGGCGCGGACAGCAAAGGGAGGCCGAAACGCCACCGTCTGCCGATCGAAGTGGTGAAGATTACGACTGCCGGACCGCTGGCAGAAACCTTTGAACGTGAACGGGACCGGATGTACCGGGAAAAATTACCGGCGCAGATGATGAAAGCCATGACGCATCAGTTACGCCTGGTGCTGAAAAGAAAATGACTGGGAGGGTGTATGAAACACCGTGAAATACGGGCGGCAGTTCTGTCTGCCCTGAAAGAAAATATTTCTGAGAGGGTGAGCTGGTTTGACGGTCGCCCGGTTTTTATTGATGAACAGGAACTGCCTGCTGTTGCTGTTTACCTGACAGATGCGTCTGCTGCTGACGAGTTCGTTGATGAGGGAACCTGGGAGGCGACACTGCATATTGAGGTTTTTCTCAGGGCAAAAGAACCGGACTCGGCACTGGATATGTGGATGGAAGAAAAAATTCTTCCTGCGCTGGAGGCAGTTCCCGGGCTCAGTGCATTACTGCTGAAGATGAATCTTCAGGGGTATGACTACCGCCGGGATGATGAGTTTATGATGTGGGGATCGGCAGATCTCCTGTGGAAAATTACCTACGAGATGTGAGGACGATATGGCAACACCAAATCCCCTTGAGCCGGTAAAAGGTGCCGGTACCACTCTGTGGGTTTACAACGGCAAGGGTGATGCTTATGCAAACCCGTTGTCAGACGATGACTGGCAGCGACTGGCTAAGGTGAAGGATCTGACGCCGGGCGAGATGACGGCAGAACCCTACGATGATAACTACCTGGATGATGAAGACGCGGACTGGACCGCGACCGGGCAGGGGCAGAAGTCTGCAGGAGATACCAGTTTTACGCTGGCCTGGAAACCGGGAGAAGAAGGTCAGAAAGGGCTTATAGGCTGGTTTGAAAGCGGGGATGTGCGGGCCTATAAAATCCGTTTCCCAAATGGCACGGTGGATGTGTTCCGTGGCTGGGTCAGCAGTATCGGTAAGGCCGTGACGGCGAAAGAAGTGATCACCCGCACGGTGAAAGTCACTAACGTGGGCAAACCTTCCGTGGCGGAAGAACGCAGCGAAATTACGCCGGCCACTGCAATTAAGGTGACACCGACATCCGGTACGGTGGCAAAAGGGAAAACAACCACCCTGACGGTTTCTTTTGAGCCGGAAAGTGCAACCGACAAGACGTTCAGAGCGGTTTCCGCCGATCCGTCGAAAGCCACCATTAGTGTGAAAGATATGACAATTACGGTAAACGGCGTGGCGACAGGTAAGGTGCAGATCCCTGTGGTGAGCGGAAATGGTCAGTTCGCCGCAGTGGCTGAAGTCACCGTTACTGAAGCGGGCGCTGCAGGGTAAACGGAGGTAATACATGTTTCTGAAAACAGAACAATTTGAATATAACGGTGTGTCCGTCACGCTTTCCGAATTGTCTGCGCTGCAGCGGTTTGATTATATAAAGTTTGTTTCAGACGCAGAACAACAGGAGACAACGAAGCATGATGTCGTGCACATTAACCAGCGATATCTGGAAACGGCATCCCTGCTTGTGGCGATGTCGCTATGGCATTCCCATTCCCTCAAAGGCACTCTGGCCTCTCCGGAGACAGAGATGCAGCAGATCCGCCGTGAAGTGATGCTGGGATGGCCTGCTGATGCACTGAATCAGGCAACGAACCGGGTGCTTTATCTTTCAGGTATGCTGGATAACCGGCACGATGCCGATCCTGAACCAACCGGGAAAACAGAAGCGACTGAGCCGGTAACATCAAAAAAGCATTCGAAGGCGAGCTGAACTTTGTCCTGAAACTGGCGCGTGAGATGGGGAGAGCCGACTGGCGCGCCATGCTTGCCGGGATGACATCCACCGAATATGCCGACTGGCGACGTTTTTACTGCACGCATTATTTTCAGGATACCCAGCTGGATATGCATTTTTCCGGGCTGATGTACGCCGTACTCAGCCTGTTTTTTTGCGATCCGGATATGCATCCGGCGGATTTCAGCCTGTTCGCTCCGGAGGCAGAGGAAGGACAGGCGGAGACGCCGGACGAAAATGATGTACTGATGCAGAAGGCGGCGGGCCTCGCCGGTGGAGTCCGTTTCGGGGAGGAGGGAAGGAGGTTGTGACAGTTATTGATGGTATCAGAGGACATTTCAGGAGGTGACCACGATGGCAGGTAATTTTGCCGATCTGACAGCCGTGCTGACACTGGATTCTGCCCGTTTTTCTGAAGAGGCAGCGCGGGTAAAAAAAGAGCTGGGTGAAACCAGTGCGCTTGCTGATTTGATGTCCGGGAAAGTCAGTCAGTCTTTCAGAAAACAGGCTGATGCTGCTGAGCAGAGTCTGAGCCGACAGGCGCTGGCTGCACAAAAAGCCGGGATATCAGTCGGACAGTATAAGGCTGCCATGCGCACACTGCCCGCACAGTTCACGGATATTGTCACTCAGCTTGCCGGTGGTCAGAATCCCTTCCTTATCATGCTGCAGCAGGGGGGCAGATCAGCGATTCATTCGGTGGACCGCTCAGCCTGCTTACCCTGCTGAAGGAGGAACTTCTCGGGATCAGGGATGCCTCTGAATCATCAGAGGAGTCGCTGTCAGATACGGCAAATGCACTGGCTGAAAATGCCCGGAATGCCGGTGAGCTGGGACGATTTATGTCGGTGGCCCGTGTGGCGGCAGGTGGCGGGGTTGCCGTACTGGCCGCGCTTGCTGCCGCCGCCTGGCAGGCAGAGCAGGCTGACCGGGCCTTATTGCGTTCACTGACCCTGACCGGAGGGGCTGCTGCCACCACAACGGCAGAATTGTGGAAAATGGCCGGGGTGATCAGCGATGAAGCCGGTGGTGGTATCAGACAGGCGGCAGAAAATCTGGCCCGTCTGGCAGAAAGCGGGAAATATACCGCCGGGCAGCTACGGATCATGGGGGAAACCTCTCAGAGATGGCTGCAGACGGTGGGGGACGATGCCGGGAAGGTGGAAAAAGCCTTTGAAGGGATTGCAGCAGATCCGGTGAAGGCGCTGGCCTCCCTGAATCAGCAGTATAACTTCCTGAGCGTTTCCCAGTTACGCCATATTGATGAGCTTGAGCGCACGAAAGGTAAACAGGCTGCGGTGACGGAGGCGATGTCCCTGTTTGCGGATGTCATGAATGCACGTCTGGAGCAACTTGATAAAGCGGCCACGCCGGTGGAAAAAATCTGGGACGATGTTAAAACCTGGACTTCTGACGCATGGGCATGGATAGGTGATCATACACTGGGGGCACTCAGTCTGATCACTGACGTGGTGGCAGGAACCGTTGAACAGGTGAAGCTGCTGCTTGTGCAGGGGGATCTGGCGCTGGCTGAATTTATTCAGTCAGCCTGGGAAACGACAAAGAATGTGCCCGGCGTTGGTGCGTTGTTTGGTGAACTGGCAGAAGAGAACCGCGTATTTATTGAGAAAACAAAACGTGATGAACTGGCGCTGAGAAAATCCATTGCGGAACGGGATGCGCGTATACGCCAGGGGGAAATGGGGTACATCAACCGTTCGCGTGCAACAGGCGTCAGCAAAGGTCCGGGGCAGCAGGAAGCCGTCAGCCGTCTGGCTGAAGAGCTGACAGGTAAAAAGCATACATCACCGAAAACGCGCTCTGCCGGGGAGAGGGAAGAGGAGCAGGCAAGAGAGGCTCTGCTTGCCCTTGAAGCTGAGCTCAGGACGCTGGAAAAACACAGCGGTGCGAATGAGAAAATCAGCCGGCAGCGCCGTGATTTATGGAAGGCGGAAAGTCAGTATGCGGTCCTGAAAGAGGCTGCCACGAAACGACAGTTATCTGAGCAGGAAAAATCCCTGCTGGCGCATAAAGACGAGACGCTGGAGTACAAACGCCAGCTGGCTGAGCTGGGCGACAAGGTTGAATACCAGAAACGCCTGAATGAGCTGGCACAGCAGGCGGTGCGGTTTGAAGAGCAGCAGAGCGCGAAGCAGGCCGCCATCAGCGCAAAAGCCCGCGGTCTCACTGACCGTCAGGCGCAGCGGGAGTCTGAAGCGCAGCGTCTTCGGGACGTGTACGGTGATAATCCGGCTGCGCTGGCGAAGGCCACATCGGCACTGAAGAACACCTGGTCTGCGGAGGAGCAGCTTCGTGGAAGCTGGATGGCCGGGCTGAAGTCCGGCTGGGGCGAGTGGGCGGAAAGTGCGACGGACAGTTTTTCGCAGGTTAAAAGTGCTGCCACGCAGACCTTTGACGGTATTGCACAGAATATGGCGGCGATGCTGACCGGTGCAGAGGCAGACTGGCGGGGATTCACCCGTTCGGTGCTGTCCATGATGACAGAAATCCTGCTTAAACAGGCCATGGTGGGCATTGTCGGGCGTATCGGCAGCGCCATTGGCGGTGCTTTCGGTGGTGGTGCGTCTGCCTCCACGGGGACGGCCATTCAGGCTGCGGCGGCGAACTTCCATTTCGCGACCGGGGGATTTACGGGGACGGGGGGTAAATATGAACCTGCGGGAATTGTTCATCGCGGGGAGTTTGTCTTCACGAAGGAGGCAACCAGCCGGATTGGCGTCGGCAACCTGTACCGCCTGATGCGGGGCTATGCGGAAGGGGGTTATGTGGGCGGTGCCGGAAGTCCGGCGCAGATGCGGCGGACGGAAGGCATTAATTTTAATCAGAACAATCACGTGGTGATTCAGAACGACGGCACCAACGGACAGGCGGGGCCGCAGCTGATGAAGGCGGTGTATGACATGGCCCGCAAGGGGGCGCAGGATGAGCTCCGGCTGCAGTTGCGTGATGGCGGTATGTTATCGGGGAGCAGGCGATGAAAACATTTCGCTGGAAAGTGAAGCCGGATATGGAGGTGAACTCGCAGCCATCGGTGCGTGAAGTGCGTTTTGGTGACGGGTATTCGCAGCGTATGGCGGCGGGGCTGAATGCTGACCTGAAAACATACCGTGTGACGCTTTCCGTGACCCGGGAGGAGGCCCGACATCTGGAGGCATTCCTGGCAGAGCACGGAGGCTGGAAGGCATTTTTGTGGAAGCCACCCTATGCATACCGGCAGATAAAGGTGACCTGTGCCGGGTGGTCTGCGCGGGTCGGGATGTTGCGCGTTGAGTTCAGCGCGGAGTTTAAGCAGGTGGTGAACTGATGCAGGATATTCACGGGGAAAGCCTGATCGAGTCGGTTAAATCAGAGCAGTCACCGCGGGTGGTGCTCTGGGAAATCGACCTGACGGTGCAGGGTGGTGAGCGGTATTTTTTCTGCAATGAGCTGAATGAAAAAGGGGAGGCGGTTACCTGGCAGGGGCGGGAATATCAGGCATACCCGATTGACGGCAGCGGTTTTGAGATGAACGGGAAGGGCAGCAGTGCCCGCCCGTCGCTGACGGTGTCGAATCTGTTCGGTCTGGTCACCGGAATGGCGGAGGACCTGCAGAGCCTGGTGGGGGCCACGGTGGTCCGCCGCCGGGTGTATGCCCGTTTTCTGGATGCGGTGAATTTTGTGGCAGGCAATCCTGAGGCAGACCCTGAGCAGGAGCTGACGGACCGGTGGGTGGTGGAGCAGATGTCATCGCTGACGGCCATGACGGCCTCGTTTGTGCTGGCGACACCGACGGAGACGGACGGAGCGCTGTTTCCCGGTCGCATTATGCTGGCGAATACCTGTATGTGGGATTACCGGGGAGATGAATGCGGGTATAACGGTCCTGCGGTGGCGGATGAGTTCGACAACCCCACCACGGATATCCGTAAGGACAGATGCAGCAAGTGCATGCGCGGGTGTGAGATGCGCGGCATGGTGGCTAATTTTGGCGGTTTCCTTTCCATCAATAAACTTTCGCAGTAAATCCTGTTTTATGACACAGACTGAATCAGCGATTCTGGTGCATGCCCGGCGGTGTGCGCCTGCGGAGTCGTGCGGCTTCGTGATAGGCACCCCGGAGGGCGAACGGTACCAGCCCTGCGTGAATATCTCCGCAGAGCCGGAGGCGTATTTTCGTATTGCGCCGGAAGACTGGCTGCAGGCAGAGATGCAGGGGGAGATTGTGGCGCTGGTTCACAGCCACCCTGGTGGTCTGCCCTGGCTGAGCGAGGCCGACCGGCGGCTGCAGATAAAGAGTGCCCTGCCCTGGTGGCTGGTCTGCCGGGGGGAAATTCATAAATTCCGCTGTGTGCCGCACCTGACCGGGCGTCGTTTTGAGCACGGGGTGACGGACTGTTACACCCTGTTCCGGGATGCATACCATCTGGCGGGGATAACGCTGCCGGATTTTGAGCGTGAGGATGACTGGTGGCGCAACGGTCAGAACCTTTACCTGGACAATATGGCGGCGACTGGTTTTTACCGGGTGCCCCTGTCCTCTGCACAGGCGGGCGATATCCTGCTGTGCTGCTTTGGCGCATCGGTGGCCAATCATGCCGCCATATACTGCGGCAACGGTGAACTGCTTCACCATCTGCCTGAACAACTGAGTAAACGGGAGAGGTATTCTGAAAAATGGCAACGACGAACGCATTCTGTCTGGCGTCACCGCCACTGGCACGCATCTGCCTTCACGGGGATTTGCAACGATTTGGCCGCCGCCTCAGCCTGTACGTGAACACGGCAGCGGAAGCCATCCGTGCCCTGTCGCTGCAGATGCCGGGATTCCGCCGTCAGATGAACGAAGGCTGGTACCAGATACGTATTCGCGGTGAGGACACGGCACCGGAGGCGGTGTACGCCCGTCTTCACGAACCTCTGGGTGAGGGGGCGGTCATCCATATTGTGCCGCGACTGGCCGGAGCCGGAAAGGGTGGACTGCAGATTGTGCTGGGGGCGGCAGCCATCGTGGGCTCTTTCTTCACGGCCGGGGCATCAATGGCGTTATGGGGTTCAGCCCTGGCAGCCGGTGGTTTTTCTGCCACCACGATGCTGTTTTCACTGGGGGCCAGCATGATACTGGGCGGTGTGGCCCAGATGCTGGCACCGAAGGCAAAAACACCGGATTACCGCGCAACGGATAACGGTAAACAGAACACGTATTTTTCGTCACTGGATAACATGATTGCCCAGGGGAACCCGATGCCGGTGCCTTATGGTGAAATGCTGGTTGGTTCACGACGGATATCCCAGGACATCAGCACCCGTGATGAGGGCGGAGACGGGAAAGTGGTGGTTATCGGGCGGGGATGAAAATAAAAAAATCCCGCAGAGTTAGCGGAGCTGCGGGAGAGAACGATGAAGATTAACGTTATGGAGTTATTTTTCAGGCATCAAAAAAGTAATGCAGCGTCATTATTGCGGCTACAGGCAATTGCCGGAAATGTGAAGAGTTTCAGAAATTTTATTCCGTCATGACACAGGCACCCTCCGGGGTGCCTGTTGTTTTCTGGCATAAACAGATTCAGACATCAGACAGGAGAGGGGGACAGAGTGGGTAAAGGGGGCGGCAAGGGGCACACGCCGGTAGAGGCAAAGGACAATCTTAAGTCCACGCAGATGATGAGCGTGATTGACGCCATTGGTGAAGGGCCGATTGAAGGTCCGGTGAAGGGGCTGCAGAGTATTCTGGTGAACAAAACCCCGCTGACGGACACGGACGGTAATCCCGTGATACACGGTGTGACTGCGGTCTGGCGTGCCGGGGAGCAGGAGCAGACACCACCGGAAGGCTTTGAGTCCTCCGGAGCTGAAACCGCACTGGGCGTGGAAGTGACGAAGGCAAAGCCGGTGACGCGCACCATTACGTCCGCGAACATTGACCGCCTGCGGGTCACCTTCGGGGTGCAGTCACTGTTGGAGACCACCTCAAAGGGCGACCGTAATCACTCTTCTGTCCGACTGCTGATTCAGTTGCAGCGTAACGGTAACTGGGTGACGGAAAAGGATGTCACCATTAACGGCAAGACCACCTCGCAGTTCCTGGCGTCGGTGATTCTGGATAATCTGCCGCCCCGGCCCTTTAACATCCGGATGGTCAGGGAGACGGCGGACAGCACCACGGACCAGCTGCAGAACAGAACGCTGTGGTCGTCATACACCGAAATCATCGATGTGAAACAGTGCTACCCGAACACGGCCATTGTGGGGCTGCAGGTGGATGCGGAGCAGTTTGGCGGTCAGCAGATGACGGTGAACTACCATATCCGCGGTCGCATCATCCAGGTGCCGTCAAACTATGACCCGGAAAAACGCACGTACAGCGGCATCTGGGACGGCAGCCTGAAACCGGCATACAGCAACAACCCGGCCTGGTGCCTGTGGGACATGCTGACTCACCCGCGCTACGGCATGGGAAAACGCCTGGGGGCGGCGGATGTGGACAAGTGGGCGCTGTATGCCATTGCGCAGTACTGCGACCAGATGGTCCCTGATGGTTTCGGGGGCACAGAGCCGCGGATGACCTTTAATGCGTACCTGTCACAACAGCGTAAGGCGTGGGACGTTCTCAGTGATTTCTGCTCGGCGATGCGCTGTATGCCGGTATGGAACGGCCAGACGCTGACGTTTGTGCAGGACCGTCCGTCAGATGTGGTGTGGCCTACACCAGCAGTGATGTGGTGGTGGATGATAACGGCGTGGGGTTTCGCTACAGCTTCAGCGCCCTGAAGGACCGCCACACGGCGGTGGAGGTGAATTACACCGACCCGCAGAACGGCTGGCAGACCTCCACGGAACTGGTGGAAGACCCGGAAGCCATACTGCGCTACGGGCGCAACCTGCTGAAGATGGATGCGTTCGGCTGTACCAGTCGCGGTCAGGCCCACCGTGCCGGGCTGTGGGTGATAAAGACCGGACTGCTGGAAACGCAGACGGTGGATTTCACGCTCGGGTCACAGGGGCTGCGTCACACACCCGGTGACATTATTGAAATCTGTGATAACGACTATGCCGGGACCATGACCGGCGGACGTATCCTGTCCATCGATGCCGCCAGCCGCACCCTGACACTGGACCGTGAGGTGACCCTGCCGGAGACCGGTGCCGCCACGGTGAACCTGATTAACGGCAGCGGTAAGCCGGTGAGCGTGGCCATCACTGCACACCCCGCGCCGGACCGGATACAGGTCAGTACCCTGCCTGATGGTGTGGAGACATACGGGGTGTGGGGACTCTCCCTGCCGTCACTGTGCCGTCGCCTGTTCCGCTGTGTCTCCGTCCGGGAAAACACGGACGGCACCTTTGCCATCACGGCGGTGCAGCACGTACCGGAAAAAGAAGCCATCGTGGATAACGGTGCCCGCTTTGAGCCGCAGTCAGGTTCCCTGAACAGCGTCATCCCACCGGCAGTACAGCACCTGACGGTGGAGGTGAGTGCAGCTGACGGCCAGTATCTGGCGCAGGCTAAATGGGACACGCCGCGGGTGGTGAAGGGCGTGCGCTTCAGTCTGCGCCTGACCAGTGGTAAGGGAACGGATGCCAGACTGGTGACCACCGCCATCACCGCAGACACGGAGCACCGTTTCAGCGGCCTGCCGCTCGGGGAATACACCCTGACGGTGCGGGCGATAAACAGCTATGGCCAGCAGGGTGAACCTGCCACCACCACCTTCCGGATTGCCGCACCGGCAGCACCGTCGCGGATTGAGCTGACGCCGGGCTATTTTCAGATAACCGCCACGCCGCATCTTGCCGTTTATGACCCGACGGTACAGTTTGAGTTCTGGTTCTCGGAAAAGCGGATTGCGGATATCAGGCAGGTTGAAACCGCAGCCCGCTATCTTGGCTCGGCGCTGTACTGGATAGCTGCCAGTATCAATATCAAACCGGGCCATGATTATTATTTTTATATCCGCAGTGTGAATACTGTTGGCAAATCGGCATTCGTGGAGGCTGTCGGTCGGGCGAGCGATGATGCGGAAGGTTACCTGGATTTTTTCAAAGGAGAAATCGGGAAAACACATCTGGCCCAGGAGCTGTGGACGCAGATTGATAACGGTCAGCTTGCGCCGGACCTGGCTGAAATCAGGACGTCCATTACGAATGTCAGCAATGAAATCACGCAGACCGTCAATAAAAAACTGGAAAATCAGAGTGCGGCAATCCAGCAGATACAGAAAGTTCAGGTTGATACAAATAATAACCTGAACAGCATGTGGGCCGTGAAACTGCAGCAGATGCAGGACGGACGCCTTTATATTGCGGGTATCGGTGCCGGTATTGAGAATACGCCAGCAGGAATGCAGAGTCAGGTGCTGCTGGCGGCAGACAGGATTGCGATGATTAATCCTGCGAATGGCAACACAAAGCCGATGTTTGTTGGTCAGGGCGATCAGATATTTATGAATGAAGTGTTCCTGAAATATCTGACGGCTCCCACCATTACCAGCGGCGGTAATCCTCCGGCATTTTCCCTGACACCGGACGGGCGGCTGACGGCGAAAAATGCCGATATCAGCGGTAACGTGAATGCGAACTCCGGGACGCTCAACAACGTCACGATTAACGAGAACTGTCGGGTTCTGGGAAAATTGTCCGCGAACCAGATTGAAGGCGATCTCGTTAAAACAGTGGGCAAAGCTTTCCCCCGGGACTCCCGTGCACCGGAGCGGTGGCCATCAGGAACCATTACCGTCAGGGTTTATGACGATCAGCCGTTTGACCGGCAGATTGTTATTCCGGCGGTGGCATTCAGCGGCGCTAAACATGAGAAAGAGCATACTGATATTTACTCCTCATGCCGTCTGATAGTGCGGAAAAACGGTGCTGAAATTTATAACCGTACCGCGCTGGATAATACGCTGATTTACAGTGGTGTTATTGATATGCCTGCCGGTCACGGTCACATGACACTGGAGTTTTCGGTGTCAGCATGGCTGGTAAATAACTGGTATCCCACAGCAAGTATCAGCGATTTGCTGGTTGTGGTGATGAAGAAAGCCACTGCAGGCATCACGATTAGCTGAATTTTATAACCCAGATACGGGCGCCAGAAATGGCGCCTTTTTTATTGCAGAAAAGCGAGAGGTAATTATGCGTAAATTATGTGCTGTTATTTTGTCCGCAGTAGTCTGGCAGGTCGCCGCTGCTACGCCAGCGAGTGCAGCAGAACATCAGTCCACGCTGAGCGCGGGGTATCTCCATGCCTCGACGAACGTTCCCGGTAGTGATGATCTGAACGGGATTAACGTGAAATACCGTTATGAGTTTATGGACGCGCTGGGGCTGATTACGTCCTTCAGTTATGCCAATGCTGAGGATGAGCAAAAAACGCGCTACAGCGATACCCGCTGGCATGAAGATTCCGTGCGTAACCGCTGGTTCAGCGTGATGGCGGGGCCGTCTGTACGCGTGAATGAATGGTTCAGCGCGTATGCGATGGCGGGTGTGGCTTACAGCCGTGTGTCGACTTTCTCCGGGGATTATCTCCGCGTAACTGACAACAAGGGGAAAACGCACGATGTGCTGACCGGAAGTGATGACGGTCGCCACAGCAACACGTCTCTGGCGTGGGGAGCTGGCGTGCAGTTTAACCCGACCGAATCCGTGGCCATTGATATTGCTTATGAAGGCTCCGGCAGTGGCGACTGGCGCACTGACGGCTTCATCGTGGGTGTCGGCTATAAATTCTGATTAGCCAGGTAACACAGTGTTATGACAGCCCGCCGGTTCAGGCGGGCTTTTTTGTGGGGTGAATATGGCAGTAAAGATTTCAGGTGTACTGAAAGACGGCACAGGAAAACCGGTAGAGAACTGCACCATTCAACTGAAAGCCAGACGTAACAGCGCCACGGTGGTGGTGAACACGGTGGCCTCTGAAAATCCGGATGAAGCCGGTCGTTACAGCATGGACGTTGAGTACGGTCAGTACAGCGTTATTCTGTTGGTGGAAGGGTTCCCGCCGTCACATGCCGGGACCATCACCGTGTATGAAGATTCTCAACCGGGGACGCTGAATGATTTTCTCGGTGCCATGTCGGAGGATGACGTCCGGCCGGAGGCACTGCGTCGTTTTGAACTGATGGTGGAAGAAGCGGCGCGTCACGCTGAGGAGGCGAAGAAGAATGCCGGAGAGGCGGAGACGTCCGCGAGGAATGCCGGCATATCAGCCAGTCAGGCAGAAGAGAGCGCGGCAAATGCTGACACTTCAGCAGGGGATGCATTGGAGTCAGCCCGGCAGGCGGCAGAAAGTGCAGCCGCTGCAAAGCAGTCAGAGGAGGCGTCCTCGTCCTCGGCTTCTGCGGCCGCTCAAAAAGCCAGTGAGTCATCACAAAGTGCAGCAGAAGCTGAATTGTCAAGAAAGACGGCAGAAAGTGCAGCCGGTAATGCAGCCAGGGATGCAACGACCGCAACAGAAAAAGCCCGGGAGTCAGCAGAAAGCGCACAGTCAGCGGAACAAAGCAGGATAGCGGCGGAAGAGGCCGTAAACCGAATCCCCACCGTGGTGGGACCTCCCGGGCCAAAGGGGGAACAGGGGCCCGCGGGTCCTCAGGGGCCGAAGGGTGATAAGGGAGAGCGCGGTGACACCGGCCCTGTCGGGGCAACCGGCGAACGGGGACCGGCAGGTGATGCTGGTCCGGCAGGCCCGCAGGGGCCGAAAGGTGACAGGGGAGAGCGGGGAGAGACCGGTCTGACGGGAAATGCAGGTCCACAGGGTCCAAAGGGAGATACCGGTGCGGCAGGCCCGGCAGGCCCACAGGGACCGAAAGGAGAAACAGGTGCGGCTGGCCCGGTGGGGGCAACCGGACCTCAGGGACCGAAGGGCGACCCGGGGGAGACACAAATCCGTTTTCGTCTGGGGCCGGCGAGCATTATTGAGACAAACAGCAATGGCTGGTTCCCGGATACAGATGGCGCACTCATCACCGGACTGACCTTTCTTGACCCCAAAGATGCCACACAGGTTCAGGGGCTGTTTCGGCATTTGCAGGTCAGGTTTGGTGACGGGCCGTGGCAGGATGTTAAGGGGCTGGATGAAGTGGGCAGTGATACAGGCAGAACAGGAGAATGACATGAATATACTAAAAAAACTTATGCAGCGTCTGTGTGGTTGCGGAAAGCATGATGGCCGTGAACACGGGCAGTCGCTTACAGCACAACTGCGACTGGGGCCGGCAGACATCCTGGAGTCCGATGAGAATGGTATTATTCCGGAGCAGGACAGGGTAATCACGCAGGTGGTGATACTGGATGCGGATAAAAAGCAGATACAGTGCGTGGTAAGACCGCTGCAAATCCTGCGTGCTGACGGGACGTGGGAAAATATTGGCGGGATGAAGTAACCCGACAGCTTCACAAAACCGGAGTCCGGCTCCGGTTTTTGTGTTGCAATGTCCGGGGGATATTTGTTAGGTAGATTGTATTGTATGTAAAGGCAGAGCTCCGAATTTTACTGTTGTAAGTGGGCCTGGCGGGAATGGTATCGCCAGCATCATTGGCTTGGGTCCAGTAAAAAGAGACGCAGAAAGATGCACAATAGGCACTACGCGTCATGCATGGATTAGGTCGCTCATTATTTACACAGTACTGCTAAAAAATTATTAAGGAAAGCGCGGCACTTCGTATGTAAGAGCGTGTCGCGGTTGGCTGGTGAACTTTCGATAGTGCGAGTATTGAATGATTTCCAGCCGTTACCGATTTACGTGTTTATTAGCGAACAAACCACTCGTCAGCAGACTCCCAGGTATCTTTCAGCGTCTCCTGAACAAAAGTTTTAGCTGAATCTTTATCGGCGGTGCGCGTAACAGAAAGGCCATCGTTGCTGGTGGCTTTTACGATCACCTCTACATCGTCATAACGTTTACTGATGCGTCGGGTTAATTCTTCCTTTAACGCATCCACAGCACCGTTTGGCATTTTAGTGATTTTTTCTTTAGCGATACAGATCTCAACACGCAT